ATGTAATCCATCTTAGCGAATGGAGCAAGTATTGGGTTCTGTGCAACCTGTAGGAACTGCATTAATCGTTGACTACGGACTTCGTTAGCCATTAGTGATTCAGTACCCTGCGCTTTAACGTCTAAGTCACCTTTTATTTCTGGATCATAGTCGAACTGCATATTAAAGTTAAAGAATGCTTTACCTAATGGATTAATTAAGTAGTCATCTACGTTCTTTATAACAGTTCGTATAGAACCGTTAGCTGCAGACATAAGCATAGAAATCCCAGAAGCAGTTCGTCCCACCCCTGATACGCCTGTTTGTCCGTGTGCAAAAGATGGGAAACCAGTACTTTCATCGGCTAATACCCTCGCTTTATCAAACAGTTGCATATTCTCTTGGGCTACATTAGGAAACTTTGTGCCGAAAATAGCTTGACCTGGCGCACCACCCTGCCGTCTAAAGACTTTGCCTGGGTATACACTTAGGTCTTGTCCAGGTACTAAGTTAGTCTCGTCTACTTCTATGATTAAGTTACCTGACAACGCAGAGTTATCAATAGCCATACGCATAAAGCCATTCATCAAGGTCTGTGTGTCATCCATGTTCTCAGCTATACCTACACCAAAGAAACTATACGGTGATACTTCATACGGTACAGCGTAGTACGGAATATAAGAAGGTTTGAATGGGTTCATAACTAAACGTAGTACTTCGTTGTTACATATCCATATGTTTACGTTTAGTTGTTCTGCGTCTTTTAACTCTTTAGGTATATCTATTTCGTATTCTTCTAGTATCTCTCTATCTACAAAACCCCAGAACTCTAATACTTCATAGCGTTCAGCCTGTGAGCCGTGTTCTGTTTCTTCCATAGTTTGTTCCCACCACTTCTTAGTGTAGGACTCACCCATACTTAACGATAGGTCTATAGCATTCTTTCTAAAGAAAGGTCTATCTTTTAATGCTCTCATCTGTGAACGAGACATCTTATGACGTTCCACTACATACTCAGCTTCATCCATGTTAGCGGCATCTGGGTCAGGGTAAAAGTTCCATATCGAAACGTTACTAGTTGAAGGTACAGTTTTAATTGTAGGGTTATACTCACCACCTTCGTCCCAGTTAGCGTACTCTTTAGATATAGCAAATGGGCCTTTCATAATACCTGTACCAAACAAAGCTAACTCAAATGCAGCTAAACGTAATTGTTTATTAGCATTTGATTCTTCTAGTTGGTCATGTATTTTCTTTTGCATTTTTTTAGCTGCAATCATTGCAGGATGAAATGAGACAGATGAAGGAGTAACAGGGCTACTTTCAACTAAAAAATCTCCTACAGGAGTTAATTTCTTTTCTAGTGGACCTAATCTATCTTTTAATTGACTAAGTGTATCTCCCGGTTGTAATACTGTATCAGGAGTTATTAATGGTTCAGGTTTAGAAAATGCTTCTCTAGATTGCTCAGTTATTTTTTGACCCATAGGATCTGTTTCAAACGATACAGTATCAGCTACACCTTCAGGAAGTTTTGTAGGATTAACAGTTAAAGGAAAAGTATTGTTACCAAATAATACTTCAACAATTTGACCATATGCTGCAAGAGTTTTAGTCTTAGTAACTTTAACAAATACTCTAGATCGTTCAGCTTCAGTAAATTTTACATCTGCAGAGTACAAACCTCTGTAATTTCTGTATGCATTCATCCATCTTTGTTCATCTACAAACCTAGCGTCTTCAGCTTTGCTAAATCGTTCTTCTACTAATTGAACTATACTACCTGATTTAGGATCATCAGAATTTTCTGTATCTTTAATATCCTCTAAAGAAGAAGATGCATCAGTTTCCATAAAGTTATTTTCATCTGCCATAAGTACTAGTATCCAAATGTAGGATCAGAAGCTTGAAATCCTGATCGGTGTGTTGCTGGGTTAAAGTCCCATATAGAACTACGAGGTCTTGTCATTATACCGTATCGTAAAGCATCATACAAGTGATCTTCTGATTTAGTATCTACATCCTCTGAGTTATTTTTATCTAAAGGTAATGCAGGTAATTGTGATATTGTATTAATACAGGTAGACATGAATACAAGGCGAGGTTCGTCTGTAAACTCATCTACCTGCAGGCGTCTATGTAGCTCGTTTTTACCTGCCACTCGTGAGCCTTTAGAACGATCAGAAGGTCGCCATCGGCATCCCTTCATGTTCATCTGTTCTGCTAGGCTTGGACCTGTATCACCTCTCTTATGCCAAAGGGAGCTATCTAAGACACCGTACCGAATTGTTCCGTCTTCTTGTTCAGCATCTAGTATCATATCAGCTAGGTCAGTGGCTGTAACTTTAGAACAATATAATTCTCTGTATACAATTAGTTGGTCGCTAGGCGATACTGCAAGCCAAAGTACACCTGTGTGACTTCCGTAACCGTAGTCGCAAGCCCTAAATCTAGACCAGCTTTGAGGTATCTTAAAGGGATCAACTACGTGTATCTTCCTATTAAATTCAGGAAAAGCAGCACCTTCGTTAACATCCCAGTTACCATCTAGTAATTGTTTCTTTTGGTGTTCAGGTAACGATAAAAGCATTGCTTCATAGTCACCACCTTCAGAGAGATAAGGATTGTCAAATAAACTTGCAGGTATAAACCTACGTTTAAACAGAGGTTCACCTTCTCTAGTGTGACCTTTAGGAAATGTAATAGTGTCGCCTGTTTCAACATTAGTAGCCCAAAATGGTTCTCGTAAAGGTGACGGATCAATAAACATTTTCTTAACCCATTGATGTCCTGCACCTCCGGGGTTTGTAGTAGCTCTCATGTACAGGCCCAACTCTTTAGCGTAGGCACTACGTAAACGAGATCTCATGTAGTCCCAAGCGTAAGGAGAACTCCACTGTGTTAACTCGTCAAAACCTATCCAGTTAAACGCCTGTCCTTGGTAGCGTGTAACATCCATATCTTTATCTAGGTATGACATCCAAAGTCTACCACCTCTAGGTGAGATCCATTGGCTTTTTCTTTCTGACCATTTAATACCCGGTATAGCACGAGGATATAACTCTTGGCTTTTCTGTATTAGTTCTCGTAATTCTTCAGTAGTGTGTCGTACTAGTAGTCCACTAAAGTTTGCACTGTTTAATCCGTGTAGTGGATCAGCTAACATAGCGTAAGATTTACCACCACCTGCTGCTCCACCGTAAAGTACTTCTCTTTCAGACGAAGACAAGAAGTCTGTCTGTGGTCCTTTGTTAGGTCTAAAGACTACGTCCTGAGCTTCTTGTACGTCATATGCTGGTGCTACAGATTGAGCAGGTACAGCTTCAACTTTTTTAATTGGCGTAAGTTCCAACTTTTTGCGTTTCGAGGTTCTCGATTTCTTGGAGCGTTTGGGCAAGTCGCTGGGCAAGCCTACGTTTAATAACAATTGTTTTTTTACGTTTTCGCTCAATATCTATTCTTTTCTTTAATCCCATATGGGATATGCTTCTACTTGTTTGTTTAGTTAGCCACTGAGCTACTTCTCTGTAACTATACTGTAGTAAATGTTTTTTAGCTATCTCTAGTGCTTCTAGTTCTTCTCGTATAGGTTCTAACAACCTATCGTTATCTTTATTAACTTCGTAACCAAATGGTACAGTAGTAAGAGATAGTCGGGCAATAGTGTGCCACTCTTTTTCTTTTCCTCTTTTAGGTTTAGGTAATTCCCAATACCCTAAGTCTTCATGTTTTATTCGTTCGTACCTTCTTTAGCTGGTAAAATAAATACACCGCCACTAGATGAGTTAACATCTACACGTTCAACTTTACCAAAGCCGCCTCTATCTAATAGATCTTTAGCTGCTGCCATCTTGTCTCGTATGCCTAACTCAGTAGGATCATCTAAAGCTTTAGCCATAGCTACTGCAGCTTTAGGTGCAATCTGAACTAGGTACTCAGTTGTTGCACTCATTATTTCATCTTTTAAAGAATCTCTTACAGCCTTAGTAGAAGTGCTGTCACTATAGCCTGCTAGTTTTTTTGCTAAGGCATGATTACCACCTGCTTCATCGAACAAGACTTCTAAGAATTTAGTTTGATTATCAGTTAATACTCGTGTCATTATTTCTTTTTCTTCCTGCTAGGTTTCTTAGCACTTCCAACTTTTGCTTTTGCTGTCTTTGTAAGATCTTTAAAGTGAACTAGGGGTTTAGAACTTTTAGTGTGAGTTTTACCTGTATGTAAAGAACCATCTGGCATTTTATGATTAGCCCCATTATACTCTGTTCCATTTTTTAAATAATGTTGTACGCCTTTTGCCATGTTATTGTCCTTTTCCTGCAAATGCTGATCCTGTTAGTATAGCTCCAAAAGCTAAATGAAACAAGCCTCCACCCATTAAAGTAAATGGACTGTGTTGACCTGTTAGTTTTTTCATCAATTCCATTTGTACCATTGGTTCTGTTGTTGAGTTTATTATAGTCATAAATTGTGATATGTCTGGTCTATTAATTCCGTACCAAATTGGCACGAACATAAAATCATAAAAACATATTAGTAAGTATATAATAAGAGCTGACCAACGCCAAGTCATTGTACTTTTTTGTTGAGGTGTTAACCCTTTGTTCATTTAAAGGCACGGTGGAGTACACATTAGTTTGTTAGTTCCGTAAAACATAACAACTATAAATACTGCAAGAGCTAGTCCTATCCATATCCATTTGTTTTTCATTGTTACCTCTTTAACATTTCTAATGATGTTTCTAATGTTTCATTATTTCTACGAGTCCAACCTTTACCAAATGTTTTAAAGGTAGAAAGGCTTTCGTAAAACTGCTGACGAGTAGAGTGCATCTTAACTACTATGTCTTTATGTGTAAAGTTTGCAACAGCTTTCAATGTCATAGGACCAATGCCACCATCAGCAGTAACGCCCACAATCCTCTGTAAGGCTTTCGCAGAACGGCCCACTCCACTATTAACGCCCCAGTCAAATACAGACCAATCAACTCCACTAGGTAGACCATCACATCTCCCACGATCCCAATAGTTTTTTCTGTAGATAGGAGATACATCTATTGGTGTTAACGCTCTCATCTCTTCTTCGGTGGCGTTACGATTAGTGTATGCATCGTATACAGCTTTAGTAACGCCTAAATTTGTCATGCCTCCGGGGTCTGATGGATGATTTACAAAACCACCTTCATGTTTCAGAAGCATGTTTAAACAAGGTATAAAGTTTTCTGCGCTCATTTCTTAGCTATCTTCTTAGTCTTTTCATAGGAGCGTAGTCCCCCTAATCCTAGCATTCCCATTAAAACAGTCATAAGGCTACCCATATCAAAAGATGGTAGTGGTGGTAACTCTGCACCAAATATAGTAGCAAAGAACAATATGCATGGCTGCAAGATAAAGTGATACATTAAAGCAATACCACATGTCCAACCAACAAATGGTCTCCAGCCACCAATGAATAAAGAACCCGACTTTGCCTCTTCCTGATTAACAGCAATTTGAGACATAGCTAGTTCTTGTGCGTGACGTTCAGCCATTGTAGAAATCTCGTGAGCTAAAGCAGCCTTCTGATCTTTATCTTCAATGAACTTGTCAAGTAATCCGGTGACTGGAGATATAAGTTGAGCTAACATTATTTAGCTTTCTTCTTAGCCATGCCACCTTTATTCATCATACCCATTTTGTTACGTACCTCTTTAGGTAATTTCTTTGCTCCACCAGTAGGTTTTTTCATAGCCATACCGCCAGCTTCATAGCCCATAGATTTTTTCTTAGCCATGCCGCCACCCATCATCTTTGCTGCAGGTTTTTTCTTAGCCATGCCGCCTGCCATATAAGTAGAAGGTTTTTTCTTTGTCATACTACCAGCCATTTTCATGCCGCCACTTTTTTTCATCATTTGAATACCCTTTGTTTAATTTCAAAACGCTCAACACCAATGTCTCGCAATTCTCTGTCTGTCATGTTTTGTAATTTCCAGTAGTTGGCTCTTCGTTCTTGTGCCGCTACTGCTCTGTGCCATAATCTTTTTAACATGGTATACCTTCCCTTTTTTAAAATAAAGTAGATCAGATAATCTGACTTACTCAGGAAGTTATACCATACTTAGTTATAACATAAAATTGCTATAATTGCAACCCTGTTATGTTTTATTTACCTTTACTATTGCAATCACAAAAACCTGACCAACCAAATAGGTGTAGTATAATTCCTGTAGCAATAAGTCCAGCAAGTCCAGAACTTCCTAGGTTTTCAATTAGATCAACAATGTTGCCTACTGCATCCCCTAAGAAGATAAGATTGCTAGGTCCAACGAGCATAGCTGCCACGATAGACAAAGTTAAAAGTGCAACTCCTATTTGAGTTATACTTGCGATAGATGATTTCATTTTATCCATTTAGTATTCCTTTAAATTATTAAACTTTAAGATGGTTATGTTATCTAAACAAACCTGTCTTTCTCATGTCTATTAATCCTCCCTTTGCTCTAGGTGAAGCCCTACCTCTTTTATATTTTTTCTTAAGTTCTTGTTTAAGAAGATCTGCTTCTCTTTCAATAGAGTTTCTAGTATCTTTTTTATTACCTGATCGTCTAACATCTCTTTCTTTTTCAACTCTATTATCCATACGTAATGCTTTATCTAATGAATCTTGATCTGATTCGTTATTTAATTCTTTAGCAGTTGGCTTACGTTTTAATGGACCCGGAGAAGCTTTAATTATAGTTACAGATATTTCAGGATCTTTAATTTTTTCTTTTAATTTTTCTCTAAGGGCTATTTTTTCTTCTTTAAATAATCTAGCTTTGTCATTTAAAACACTTGTCCTGTCAAAGATTTCTATTTTTTTATTTGCAGCTGCTACTGCTGCTAGTGCAGCGTTTACACTAGCTTCAGACTTAGCTATTTTTATTTTTAATTCTGCATCTGAGATAGATTTTTTTACTTGTGTACTAGTAACTTTTGATTTACCTCCAGAAGATTCATCAGGAGTTTTACTATTAGGTTTTTTAGCAACTGTATCTATTTTATTAGTTTTAACTACTTTAGGTCTTTTTTCAGGTTTGACTATTTTAGTTTCTGTTTTCTTAGGCTTTGGAAGAGGTTTAGCTAAATCCTCAGCGTAAGCTGCAATCATAACTCTACCTTTTTTATCTGTGTAGTACAAGCTACCAGCTTTCTTAGCTGCAGATATACTTGAGTATTTACCTGCATCTTTTTGAGCTTCTTTAGGAGATTTACCTTTAGCTTTTAAATGAGCGTTAATCCATTTAGTTAGTTTACTTGCCATTGTTTTTCCTTCTTAGGTTTCTACTTCGGAAGAGTTTAAGTTCCAGTAAATACATTTTGATTTTATAATCTTACTATAAGGATACTTCTCTTTTAAAAAAGGTAGACCTATTGTATTAATTTGTTCGTGACATATTTCTTCAGTTTTAAATAGTGGTCCACCATATGTAGTACATTCAGAGAATGACATTGTACATAATAAAACTAAAGGTGTCCACATGTTTTTACCACTTTACTTTGTTAGCCCAATAAGCTGCACTTAACTTACCACGTTTAATATTCTTACCGTGCCTAGCTTTAAAGCTCTTACGTTTAGCTTTCATTTTGTCGGACTCACCAGCTTTAGGTTTACCTGCAGTGCTTGCACCCTGCTCACCAAAGCG